TATCCACCATATTTAGATGCATCAAATCCAAACTGAGAAGCTATATCTCCACCCGATGTTGCCCCTAATAAAGATTGACCTGTTGGAGATGTTAACGCTTGTCCCTGTCCTCCTCCAGTCATCGCTCCTCCTCCAGCTGTTGTGCCTCCTCCTGGCGTTGAATATTCCGATGTCGATGTAACCGCTGGGCTTGCAGCTGCCTGCATCTGAGTTCCCACGGATGGCTGAGTAACTGTCTGCATTCCCTCTCCTTTTGGAGGGGTCATAGCAGATTGTCCCGCAGTTGCAGGTGATGTACCTGCTGGCATTCCTAAATTTGTTCCTATTACCGCTCCTTCTCCTCCGCCTAATTTTGTTGATACTCCTGCACTAGGGCTAGTCATTGGAGGTGCTCCTGCCAATGCTAAAAGTGGAGGTGCGGTTGGTGATGTGGGGGGTGCTACAACTGATTCTGCTGATGGATAAGCACTTGGTCCTACATTTTTACCTTCTCCAGGGTCGTATGTAGTTGGTCCTGGCTGTGTTGGGGTTGCAACATCTTTGAAAGATTTTAAGGTTCCTAAACCTCCACTTGCTTCAGAAAATGGGGCTCCTTTTGGACTTCCCTGCACTGTTGGGGCGGGACCTTTTGTCGCCTCTTGTGTTGCTATAGCTGGTGGACCAACCTCTTGCTTCGCTGGGTATGCTCCCCCAAGTGACATTCCTTCTTTAGTCGGCCCTTCTTCTCCTCCAATTGATGCGGTGGGAAGTGCGCTGGACCCTCCTCCTGTTGCAGATGGGGTTGCAGGCGTTAAAGCTGTTCCTCCTACTATAGCCTCTTCTCCGCCTCCGATACCTGGACCTCCCTTAGGTGATGATGGGGCTGCTGGTTGAGAGGGTTGAGCTGGTTGAGGGGGTTGAGCTGGTTGGACTGGTGTTGGTGGTTGAACCTGTGTCATCCCACCTAAAGCTTCCTGCGTAAATCCTTTATTTTCATCTGATGTTATATTAGCCCCACTTGTAGAGACCATTGGAGCCGCTGGTTGGGGCATAGGTACTGGCGGTGCAGGCTTAGGTATAACTGCTGGTGTTGGTGTAGAAACTGGTGGAGCTGGGGTAGGTGGTGTAAATGCAGTACCTGCACTCGGCACTCCCATACCTTGACCGTACGCAGCTCCTTCCGCCATACCTAATTGAGATATTCCAGAGGTTGGTTGAGTTTGACCTTTGAGAGGTGGTGGCATTAAGCCTTCACCTGCTGTTGCTCCTAATAAACTTTCTTTAAATGGTGGCATCCTTAACCTATAATTTTATTTGGATTAAAATGACCTATTTGACCAGAAATTAACATATCTGTAACCATAGACCTTTTTGGCTTATTATAACTTTTAGAAACTTTCGATGCAGATCTATCAGTTAATGCTGTTTTTCTAACAGGGGATTGGTTTGCTTGTGCAGGAAACAGTTTTCCGTACAAGTCCCCCTTCTCTATATCCGCTCTTTTATCTTTCCATGCAATAAACTTATCAAGATCTTTTTGCCCAATTGATAGCCTTCCTCTGCTGTCCCCAATCGTAGGCTGTGGCAACTCTAAACTACTTGGGGCTTCTATGTTTCCAATTTTAACTGGCTCTGGCAATCCAGTAGTTTTACCGCTTAAAACATCCCACACTGCCCCTATTCCTTTTTCTTTTGCTACTCCATATGAGCTTTTAGCAAGACTTAATAAGGTCTCAGCTTTAGGTGCTAGTGCCTTTCCTGCCATATAGCCTCTTCCTACATCCATCGCAGCATCCCAGAATCCATATTTACCCATTTTATCAACATTCTCAGTTAATCTAGATAAATCACCCTGTCTGAATTGTAAATTTTGAAGCCCTCTTTGAAGAAAATTTCCCTGTCCTGTATATCCCATCACATCTCCACCTTGTTGATACTCTTTAAATAACATACTCCTTGGGTGAATACCTGGGACCATACCGCCCTCTTCGCCGA